GTTGCTAACGTAACAACAGAAACAACGCAAGATCAGATAGATACGTCTATTGCATCTGTTGATTCTGATTCAGAAACTACCGTTGAAAATATTATTGCTCAGAACTTACAAACAGCTCAAGAACAAGTTGCAGCTAAACAAGAAGAAACTGGAGAGTATGGTTCAGAAAACGCTATTATAGCGGTTATGGGCTTTTTACCAGGATTTAACACTTATAGAGCTGTATATATACCTGAAAAAGAATTTTGGTATGAACCAAAAAGCATTTATACTAATATCAACCTTTCAGATAATACTGCGGCTTTTTATGGGCTAGCAGGACAGAGTATAAAAACTTTAACTGAATTAAAAGAATTACAGCCAACATTATAGGAGACTGAAATGAATTGGTTTGAAAATAAAACAACGCAATTAATAGCTCTTGTTGGTATTGTTACAACGCTTGCTGGCTTTGGTTATCAAGGCGCTCAGTATGTTAATAGATTAGATAACCTAGAAGCTCAAATAGGCGGCATAGGTGATACCGAACAAAAACAAAAAGTTATTGAGGAAAGATTTGCATCTATCGAAACATCAGTACAATTTTTAGAAAAACAAATAGATGGTATTTCTGTTCCAGATGTAACTGAAATTAAAACAGATATAGCTACCATTAAAGCTGATTTAGAATCTTTAGAAAAAGAGGTTGGTAAATTAGAAAATAGCAATCCATTAGCAGGAGGATAAAATGAAATTTGGTTTAATAAAAAATGTAGTGGGAGCTTTGGCCCCAACTCTTGGTTCGGCTTTAGGTGGTCCACTAGGTGGCCAAGCAGCATCTGTTATTGCTGGTGTGCTTGGTTGTCAAACAGATCCAAAGTCTATTAACAACGCAATACAAGCAGCGACTCCAGAACAAATGCTTGAACTTAAAAAAGCAGAGCAACAATTTGAAGTTCAAATGAAAGAACTAGAAGTTGATATATTTTCTTTAGAAGTAGAAGATAAGCAAGACGCACGTACTAGATTTAGTAAAGATTGGACAACTAAATTTTTAGGATCCGTAACTGTGCTTGGTTTTATGGGCTATATCTTTTTAATTACTCTTTATCCAGTTAATGAAAATGCAGATGACATAGTTAATTTAATTCTAGGGTATTTCTCTGGAATCGCCTCAGCTGTTATTAGTTTTTATTTTGGTGCTTCACACACACCAGAAAATAAAGATGACAAGTAGAACTACAGTACAATCTGTTGCATCAGATTTAAAATCTCATGAAGCAAAATGTGAGGAAAGGTGGAAGACTATATTCAAAGAAACAGCAGAGATAAAGCAAGAGATGAACGATTTAAACAAAACCCTAAGAATGGTAATGTTTGGGACATTCGGTTTTATAGGAACTTTGTTAATCGCCTTTGTAACAATCGTATTCGGCAATTAATGCACACTTCAGACGAAGGTTTTTGCATAATCAAAAAATTTGAAGGCTTGCCTGTTAATGAGGACGGTCAAGCAGTTGCATATAAATGTCCAGCAGGCGTTTGGACAATAGGATACGGCCATACTAAAGATGTTAAAGAAGGTGATGTTTGGTCTAAAGAAAAAGCTGAATTTATGCTTTGGCAAGAATTAGAAGATGAGTATGAGCATTATGTAAACTCTCTTGTAAAAGTGCCTTTAAATCAATCTCAGTTTGATGCTTTGGTGTCTTGGGTATACAACCTTGGGCCTGCTAATTTAAAAAGCTCTACCTTGTTAAAAGTTTTAAATAAAGGTGAATACGAAGAGGTTCCCAATCAAATTAGAAGATGGAATAAAGTAAATAAACAAGTAAACGAAGGTTTAGTCAGAAGAAGAAACGCTGAGTCTTTATTGTTTGAAAGCAAAGAATGGGGTAAGGTTTAACAGCGGTTAAATTTATAGGAAAGGCTTATGCCTCATTCTACGGCTAGAATTGCTTTAGCTGGTGAATATCTAGCAGCATCTTACATGCTTAGATATTGCGACTCAGTTATCATGTCTCCATCAAATCATAGGTCTGATTTAATACTTGATCATCAAGGTAAACTTTACCGAGTGCAAGTTAAAACAACAAACAAAATTTACAACAGAGAAAAAGCAGATTACTATCGCTGGGAAATAAGATCTGGACGAAGAACTTCTAATAACACTAGGCAAAATAAAATGGTAAGATATGGAGACGGTCAAATAGACTTTTTCTGTTTGGTTGCTTTGCCGATAAATAAAGTTATTTTTGTTCCTGTTGATAAAAAAAACAACTTAACTGAATACGCAAAAACTATAGGCAGTTTAGAAAAAATAGATTCTAAAGAATCTTTATTAGAAACTTTGTTATATGTAAATAAAACACCAAAACTAGAATCATTAAATGACGTTACAGAAAGCAATATTTAAACCAGGTATCAACAGAGAAGGTACTGATTATGATAATGAGGGCGGTTGGTTTGACTGCAATCTTGTTCGTTTTAGAAAAGGTAGGCCTGAAAAATTTGGAGGTTGGGCCAAGGATAATAACAGTACTTTTTTAGGAACCTGTAGAGCTTTACATTCTTGGATAGCTTTAGCTGGAACAAAATACTTAGGTTTAGGCACAACTTGGAAATACTATATAGAAGAGGGATCTTCTTTTAATGATGTTACTCCTATCAGATCTACAACTAGCGCTGGAGATGTTACTTTTGCTAAGGTTGGAACTGGAGATGCAACAATTACCGTTTCTGATACAGCTCATGGGGCAGTACAAAATGACTTTGTAACATTTTCAGGAGCAGCGTCTTTAGGCGGCAACATTACCGCTCCAGTACTTAATCAAGAATATCAAATAGCTACAATCGTAAATTCTAATTCTTACACAATTGAAGCAAAAGATACTAATGGCGACCCAGTTTTAGCAGCAGCAGGAGACAGCGGTAATGGTGGAGGATCAACTGTTGGAACATATCAATTAAATGTAGGCCTAGATGTTTATGTTCCTGGTACTGGTTGGGGTCTAAATGGATGGGGAGAAGGAGCTTTTGGATCTGCAATAGCACTATCTTCCACTAATCAACTTAGATTATGGACTCATGACAACTTCGGAGAAGATGTGATTATTAATCAAAGAGGTGGAGGCATTTTTAGATGGGTTGAAAATAATGGCGTTACAACCAGAGCTGTTAATCTTTCTACAACAGCTGGGGCTAATCAAGTACCAACCGTAGGTTTACAAGTTATTACTTCAGAAAAAGATCGTCATTTAATTGTATTGGGTGCAGATCCTGTATCAGGAAGCACTAGAACTGGGGCTGTTGATCCTATGTTAATTGCATTTAGTGATCAAGAAAATGCTTTAGACTTTGAGCCTCAAACAACAAATACAGCAGGGTCTTTAAGATTATCTTCTGGATCTTCTATTATTGGTGCCGTTAAGTCTAGACAAGAAATATTAGTTTGGACTGATACTGCTTTATATAGCATGCAGTTTATTGGCCCTCCATTTACATTTGGAGTTAATTTAATAAACGAAGGCACGGGTCTTATTGGACCAAAAGCAGCTGTTACTGCTCCTCAAGGTGTATTCTGGATGAGCTACAATAACTTTTACCTTTATAATGGTAGTGTGCAAACAGTTCCTTGTACCGTTCAAGATTATGTATTTTCAGACATTAATTTAGTTCAATCTTTTAAAATTAATGCTTTTACTATTGCAGACAAAAATGAAGTAGGATGGTTTTATTGCTCTTCTTCTAGTGATGAGATAGATAGATATGTTATTTACAATTACGCAGAAAATATTTGGATTTATGGATCTTTAAGCAGAACAGCTTGGCTAGATGCTGGAATAGAAAATTATCCTAGAGCTGTTAGTGACGGTTGTCTTTATCAACAAGAAATTGGATTTAATGATGATGGTTCTCCTATGACTAATGTGTTTATAGAAAGTTCTGATTTTGATTTGGGTGATGGAGAACAATTTACGCTTATACAAAAAATTATTCCTGATTTTAAATTTTTACAAAACAATAATGACGGGAATGTAAATATTGTTGTTAAAACAAGAAACTATCCAGGAGATTCTTTGTCTGTTAATTCAACAAGCGCTATACAAGCAAACACTCAACAAGCATTTGTTAGAGGTAGAGCAAGACAAATGGTTTTAAGGTTTGAGTCAGATGATGATGCAACAGAAAATAAAAATTTAGATATTGGGTGGAGATTAGGAGCTACAAGGATTGATGTAAGAACTGACGGCAAGAGATGAGCAAGATTCTACAAACGCAACTTCCAATTGCTGTAGGTTCAGTCAGCCCCGATATATTTAACAGACTTACAAGAATTTTAGAGATTAACTTAGGTGCAGTTGATGTTGACAACACTCAACAAGTTAATGATGCAGACAAACTTAAATTTAATTTTTTAGCAGGTAGTATTATATGGAACACCACTTTAGGTGTTTTGCAAGTTTATACAGGATCTAAATGGGTTGATATAGGCGAAAGGGCAAATGATTTTGGTTTTGAGGCTACATCATCATTAGGTAAGATAGATATTATTACAGGTGGGGATATATCTATAAACATCACTAACTTTAATAATGGTTGAGTTAGCTATAAAAAACGAATATAAGACTAAAAATATATTACTCGAGCATCCTGCTGATTGGTATATAGAAAAAGAAACATTTAATGCGGTCCAAGAGTCTTTACCAAGCATAATAGATTTTTATAATAATCAAGGCAGTAACAACCCAGAACCAACAAAATTACATGAAGTTATAAAAGAACCATTAAAAGATGTATATACGGTTCCTTTCTTTTCACAAAAGTTTTGTTCTATATTGTTAGATGAAATACAAAACTTAGAAAGTTTTTATGGCTTTCAGCCCAATCCAGAAGAAGATACTTTAAGACAAATACCAGAAATAACTTTTCAAGATAATTGTCCAGAAATCTATCAATCTTTGTTTCAAACAATATATACTATAGGTAATCCTATATTCTTAAATATTTGGAATAGGCACGTTAATGGTGGCGGTATTCAAATAGCTAATTATAATTTAAAGGATAAAAAGCAAGGTGCTTGGCATCATGATGCAAGCGCTGACATTAGTATGGTTGTTCCCTTAAATACAGGTGAGTATGAAGGGGGCGGGACTGAGTTTTTAAATCGTGGTACAGTTGAACCATTACCTACAGGCCAC